TTTCACCTCGCTAAAAGTGTTGGCCCTTGATAGGGTAGGGCAGTTATATAGGGCAGTTTGCCCCGTTCACTTCTATTATAATAATAAACATATATTAGTGTCAAGCTATCTCTTTAATAATTTATAGATATTATTTTATATTCATTTATTGAATATCGGAAAATGAGGGATATACCCCGGTGGGGTAGGGGGGGGCTGCTTCGATGCTGCAGCATTGCAGCTGTTCGGGGGCGTAAACTTTTAACCCGGTAAACTTCGAAAAGTGACAACGTGAAAAAATAGAGGACGTACCTTAGTGGGGTAGGGAAGTGCCCTGGGTAGATATACACCGCTAAACAGATTTATCTACACCGGTAAAGAGATTTATACACTGTAAACCCATAGATGCTGCTTTTTTAGTGGTTTTTGGGGGTTTCAAGGCTTTCTGCTTACCTGGTAAGGTGAGGAAAATATGCTTATTTTCTGATAGTTAGCACCTGAAAACAAAAAAAATAAAAAAATAAAAAACCAAAAAAAATATATATATAACGACTTAAATTGAGTTGATAAAGGTCGAAATTCCAAAATTATTTTGAGTTGATAGACGCACCAATTCCAAAATTATTTTGAGTTGATAGAGGTCGAAATTCCAAAATTATTTTGAGTTGATAGACGCACCAATTCCAAAATTATTTTGAGTTGATATAAGTCCAAATTCCAAATTTGAATTGATAGGTATTGAAATTCCAAATTGAGTTGATAAGAGATAGAATTCCAAATTGAGTTGATAGGGGTTCGGATTCCAAAAAAAAGCCCCTGCAATCCCGAAGGACCACAGAGGCATTACTTTTAGCGATGTGTTTAAGTTAAAGAGGACATTCGAATAGGGCAAGCATTATTCTTTTTTGGTTTCTATAATATCTCCAAACTCGCAATCCAGAACGGTCAATAACTTCTCTAAAGTTTCCTTTGTAAAGTTCGTGTTGTTACCTACCAACTGACTTAATGCCGTAGGGTGTAATTCAAGTTCCCTACTCAGTTCTTTTAGGCTTTTATAGCCTTTTGTTTCAGCGATCTCTAAGATTCGATATTTGCGTAGGCTGATCTTCATTGCGTCCTCTTTTGTTTTTATAATCATACTTTATAGCATCAAAGATACATTATTTTATATTTACGTCAATCCAAAAAAAGAATATTGTTTTCAGTGCATGTTTGCATCGATTATCGTGACAAGCTATAAGACGTTGTTTTTATTTCGGATAGTACTTATTTGGATTGCATTTGATATACAGAAATACGTTAAAAATAACACAGAAGTTAACATTTTTGCGAATTGGCAACTAAAAGTGGTGCATATGTGCATTTTTTAATTGTTTTTTTGGATTGATTTCAGTTATGTGGTTTTGTAAAATATTTGTCACGGGAGGACAAAAATGGAACACAAGGTAGGCAGTGAAATTGCGGAAAACTTATCGGTGCAGGAGCGCGTAGCAAAAAACATCAACGCGCTAATGCTTCGCCTAAAGATGTCTCCCACCGATTTGGCTGCCTCGACCAAAATAAACAAAACTACAATTACGCGATGTCTATCCGGTGAGACTGCACCCTCGCTGCAGTCGTTGTATGAGATAGCGACTGCATTAGATACCACGCCAGACAAACTCCTGGTTAATAATGTCAGAGATACATCGGTTACAGGTATCGCGTCGATTGATGATGTAATTTTTGATTTCATGGAGGCGTTGTGGTCACACTCTGACCGCGTGCGACGCATAATCGGACATCGAATCCATCCCGATTATAGACTCTGGTATTGCGATGCCTTAACGGCTGAGGACGCACGGGGACCAACTTTCGAAGAAGAAATAGATCTCAACGCATCGTATCCGCACGATGTTCACACCTACGTACATAGTGCTGCCATACTCAGTGACACAAGCATATTGATACACGGTAGTTTGCTGTCGTACGCGACCAAAGAAAATCAAATCTTACCGCGAGCACGAACACACAAATCGACAAGAAGGTTTATAAAAACAGAAGTGATTGACGTGTGGGAGCTAACACACACTATGGCCGAAATACGAGCAAACAACAATTTGAAGTGGCAAATATTAGCACGTAAACTTAAAATTTTACGCGAGTCACAAGAAGTATAAAATTAAAAAAGGACCGGATGAGCTGTCACTCATTCGGCCCCGAAACACAAAACCCCAAACCGCTAAGTAAAGGAATTTGCGTATGTCTAAAGATACAAAACCCCCCAAAGACAAGTCAATAGAAAAAATTATGCTGGGCGTAATCCTTATGGCCGTGTTGTATTTCGGTGTGCGGATACTCCCTGTATTGTTAGGGGGTAAATCCAATGGATGATGTATTAAATCTGCTTAGTAAACCCTTCCCTGCCAATCAGATACACTGGCGAGTAGGTAGCACCACTAAGGATAATAAGCGTGGCATGGCACTCGCGTATCTGGATGCCAGAGATGTCATGGATAGGCTGGACGCGGTTTGTGGAGACAACTGGTCCGATGCCTATCAGGAGGTCGCTGGGCGTGTAGTATGCGCCATTACAATAAACGGTGTGACCCGTTCCGATGGTGCAGGTGACACACAGGTTGAGGCCGAGAAAGGTGGATTGTCTGATGCCTTTAAAAGGGCTGCAGTAAAGTTTGGAATAGGTCGATATTTGTATCGCTTAGAATCCGAATGGGTCGCACTGGATTCAAAACGTAAAATCGTTAAACCCCCTACCCTACCTGATTGGGCATTACCTGATACCGATACTCCACTCACGCCAGCAGCCGTGCAAAACATATTAGACGATCCCAAAGATATTCCGTTCGACGAGCTTGATAAAGACGACAAAAAAATAAGAGAAACTGAACTATCGTCTACACAAGCAGATCTGATAGAGGGCATAATGGAATTGGAAAACGCCCTGGTTGCAAGTGATCGACTCACCGCTGAAACACGAACGCGAGTTCGAACGAAATACGCAAACACAATCAAACTTGAAGCTGCTACAGAAAAAGATTTAAAAGCCTATTACGCCCAACTCACCGATTTCCAGAGGAGCAATTAATGTTCATATCAAAAGGCGAATGGAAAGCATCGATACCAAACGAAGTTCAGCTTTTGATGCAAAGCGATCTACCCGATTGGGATTGGCAAATTAGAGAAGTAAACGGCATCGAATGGTTTGTGGCGAGAATTGGTAATAGAGCTATCGCAGGGATGATCGCAGCGACAGTAGATGCACCCCCGGTATTAGGACCGCAAAACGAAACTACAGAAATTGAGGACGAAAATGATTCCAACCAATGAACCGAATTTATTCTCTGATTTTAATGAAGAAAAAGAATTGTCCATGCAGGACATCGTAGACCTTATTGACGAATCGGACAGTCATTTAATTCTGTCGAAACATGACGACACAGTCAAAATTGGTGGCTACTGCAGCGACCACGATGCACTCATCATCATCATCACTCTGTTTTTAAAAAACAAATTATTGGCGAAAAGTGTTTTCGAATATTTCATCAAAAATCGAGAGGAAATTGCAAATGATTTCAGTTAATAGTGTAACCCTTTTGGGCGAAATAAAAGGCGACATCAGGCACAACACTACAGCAAATTCGCAAGTAGCTAATGCCTCCCTGTTAACGGAAGAGCAAACCTATAACGGGAAAACCATTCGCACCTATCACAACATCACCGTTTGGGGTAAGTCTGCTGAACTGGTGAGAGACATGAATGAGGGTGAGAAACTGTATGTGCAGGGATCGATAGGGACTGAGTCGTGGGAGCAGGATGGCGAACGCAAATACAAAACGGTCATAAAAGCCAATCGTGTAAATCTTGTTACGGAAGATGGTATAGCTAATGACCCCTTCTAAGACACTTTCGGCAAAAGGTAGGCGCAATAAAGGCAACCGCGTTGAACGTGAGATCGTAAAGATGCACCAAGACATCGGAGTAAACGCAGAGCGCGTCCCCCTATCAGGTGCAGCTGGTGGATCATACACTGGTGATGTCATCGTGGATGGACAATACAGAGTTGAGGTGAAAGCAAGAAAAGAAGGAAAAGGTTTCACACTCTTGAACCGCTGGTTGGGCGATAATGATATGCTGATCGTCAAAGAGGATAGACAAGAGCCAATGGTTGTGCTCCCCTGGTCGACGTATAAAAAGTTCATCGGGACAATGTGATCGAAAAAAATCTCATAGAGGATTACGAGCTGGAGCAGTGCGTATTATCCGCTGCAATGAATCGACCGGATGTCATACCGGAGCTGATCGATTGGGGCGTGTCCGAAACTACGTTTGCCAGCAATCAAAATAAAATGATCTGGAAATCTATCGTTGACATTCATACCACAGATACAGCTGGCATCGAATCCATCGATCCCATTACCCTCCAACGTGTAGCGAGCACACGCCTACCCGAATATACGGTTATGGACGCGACGACTCTGTTTACGATGGTAGCAACTACGGCCAACGCAAAACATCACGCTCAACAAATTCTGGATCTGGAAACCAGACGAAAACTTCAAGCACTGGGTAGACAGTTGGCAGCACGTGCTCAGGATTTGCAATCAGATGCCGAGAGTGCTATAGCCGATGTCGAGGCTGGACTACTGGACCACTACAAATCTGATACGGGTTTGCTCTCTCTGGACACGGCTGTTGACGATGCAGAGCAATGGGCAAAGAAAAACCGAAACTCGGAGATGATTGGTTTAAGTAGTGGGTTTCGGCAGTTTGATTTACTCACCTATGGTATGCAGCCAGGGCAGCTGTTTATTTTGGCAGCCAGACCAAGCAAGGGTAAAAGCGCACTCGCCTGGCAGATAGCTCACCACGTAGCCGAACAAAACACGGTAGCATATTTCTCTTTAGAGATGGACGCACGTTCATTGGTCCTTAGATGTCTATGTCAGGAAACAGGAATCAGCATATCGGATTTGCAAAGAAACAATATCACGAAAGAACAATCTGAAACATATAGCCTTACTGTTGCTGATTTAAAAAAACGAAAAATCCATGTTGACCAACGTGGCAGCGTCAGCCTCAATGCGTTACGTGCGCGATGCAAACGGCTACAACGGCAACATGGATTAGGGCTGGTCGTAGTAGACTATCTGCAGCTTATGCAAGCACGCAATAATACCAACTCCAGAGAGCAGGAAGTAAGCCAAATATCGCGTGGCTTGAAAGCACTTGCAATGGACCTACAGATACCTGTGTTGGCGTGCGCCCAACTTAATCGGACTATCGAAGGACGAGTAGGTGAAACGTCACGCCCTACCCTATCCGATCTACGCGACTCTGGTCAGATAGAACAAGACGCAGATGTCGTGGGTATGTTGTGGTGGGGATGGGAGCATGTGCCAGATATAGACGATGGTGATGGTGAACTTTTGATAAGGAAAAATAGAAACGGTGCGCTTGGCACATGCTACGTCAAGTGGTATCCGCAATGGGTAAAATTTTATGAGCGGACAAAACCAGTGGGATAACATGGCCTTAGAGCCACTAACCCACGAAGAACAAAAAGAGTGCGTACGTCTGTGGCAGGAAAATCAGGACTACGCAGCGCGAGACAAACTGGTCCGATCTATGGTGCGGTTGTGTATGCAGTTTGTGCATAGCCATCCCAAACTCAACATCGATGACGCGATGCAAAATACTTTGTTAAGGCTTACGCAATCAATAGACAAGTTTGATTTGTCTTCGCCGTATACGGTAGGTGCGTATGTGCGCCACTGGATTATACGTGGCATCCACGATACCTATGTCGAATGCGCCAGTGGTGGGACCGCAAGTAATCACGATATCACAGCAATTAACAAGCGCAAAAGACGCGAGAATGAATTAGTCGCAAATGGTATGTCTCAAATGCGGTCTGCACAAATTGCCTATGAGGAACTGCCAAAAACGCAAAAACATACCGCACAACATCCGGTGAGTTTAGATAAAGCTGTCCTGAGTACTGAGCCAGAAGAATACAAAGAAAAAGAAATCTATATCCATCATGTCAAAAGATCTAACGACAGAAGGATCATCCAGTTTAATAAAGGATTGATTGGAAATCGTCGTTGGACGTTCGAACAAATAGGTCGCGTCATGGGAAAAAGTAGACAGGCAGTAAACCAGGAATATCAACGAGGCATAAAACAAATTCGCGGTGCGATGTTGAAGGCTCATGCCATCAGGGAGAGGTATGAGTAGCACGTACCGCAGGGGTAGCTCCATTGGGGATGGGGCTGCCCCACCAAACAACGGAGGAAATCATGCACCACAAAATAAATATGTCGAGCGCAGAAATAAACTCAGCACTGATGCACGGTTTAGACAATATGGATCGTGGTATCGGTAAACGAGACTCCGCGTTTCGTGGCGATGATCGAAAAAAATATATGCTGATGGACCAGTGTGTGGGTCAGGTAGCTACAGCTGCCTACTGCAAATATCTCTACGGCTCCATCGACCAATATATGGTTACGCGATTTCATAGAAATCAAAATCCAGATGCCCCTGATGGTGGATATGATCTTGGATGTCTGAACGTAGACGTAAAGGGTTCTTATATGCGTACTTCGAATGTGCTCAACTGCTACAATTTGTACACACCCCATGAGCCACGGCCAGGTTGGATCTACGTGTTGGTTTTAATTGATGGTGATAAAAATCCTCTGATGTGGACCAGCAAACCCCCAACAATCTATCTCCCTGGTTACGCTACATGTAGTGACTTCCCTGGAGCCAAAGAAAGCAAAGGAATTTTTAAAGATAATTACGTTGTCCCCGTTCCCTCCCTCAAGCCATTACCACCGCTGGAATATAAATACTATGCGAGATGCGATTGAAAGATATGCAAATGATGAGGGTGAAATAATAATTATGTTTGAACCAAAAGAACTTGATGAGGCACTAATTGGAATTGCGGTACGAATTGGATTAAGTGTGGCTGCCTACGACTACAATAAATTAGTGGAAGTCAATCACAAAAAATTAGGGATGACTTTACAAGAGGCCGAGGAATGGGTTCAGGTAAATACTATGGGTGCATACGTTGGTGAGAATACACCGGTGGTCGTATGGGTTCCAGAATAATTCCTAATCTGAACATCAGGCAGGTGTGGCGACGTATCGGACGCGATGGTGAATTCTATCTCATCATACGTGACCCAAACACGCAGCGCAAATGGAGCTGCAGTTGTAAGGGCTGGAAATTCAGACATAGGAAAAGTAAAGAGTTCGAATGCAAACATATCAGAGAAATTAAAACGCAATTAACCAACACTATATAACGAGGTAACATGGACCCCCTACTTCTTACCCCTCAAGAGGCAGCCAAGTATTTATCGATTGGCAAAACAAAACTGTATGAACTAAAAAGCAAAAATCGAATAAAATATGTGAAGATTGGTAAAAGTTTACGCTTCAGGAAAATTGATTTGGAGGAGTTTATTGATAAACAAATAGCTAAAAGTCTGCGTGAGTTTAAAAGGCGTGAATTTAAATCGCTTTGATTTTAAAGTGGGGACATACGGGGGACAATCCCTTTTTTTAACCAAAACAACCACCTACGAATTGTCGTAAGTGGTTGTTTTTTATGGTGAGCCCGGCGCGAATCGAACGCGCGACCAATTGATTAAAAGTCAACTGGGCTTTTTTTTACATCAATCTAAAAAACAATTACTTACGAATTTAATCCTATAATTATAGTATAATTAAATTTTCTCTTGGTTCGGTATGGTTCGCCATTTTGCCCCTAAATGGACTTGCGTGGGGGACATTTTGGGGACATATTACAAGCTAAGATGAGCACGGTAAGAGCATAATAAACGGGGGAATATTATGGCTGATATTACAGTAGGGTGCGTTAGGATTTATCGTAAGCCAGACAGAAAAACATATGAAGGTAGATTTAAAGATAAATTTAATAACCGAAGAAGTAGATCACTTAACACGACCAATCTCAAACAAGCAAAAATCAACGCTGGCATTTTAAGCAACGATGTAATTTCTGGCAAAATAGATGAACTAAATAAGGTATTAAAAAACACAGACATTACGGTGGCCGAAACCATCGAAAGATATTTCGAAGATGAACAGAGCTTAGAAACGTGTTTAAAAAATAAATTAAAATCAGAAAATACAATCAAAGCTGAAAAAAAATATGCAGTTCAAATAATAGACATAATTGGCGATAAGCCAATATCTCAAATTGAAACTGAAACCCTCACTGATTTTTTTAAAAAATACAAAGCAAAAAAACTCAAAGGCAAAGAAGTAGGCGCAGCAACTTTAAATCGATATAAATCTTTTTTGTCTAATATTTTTAATTACGCAATTAAAAACAATTTTATTTTAAAAAGAAATAATCCCGTAAACGGATTGGATCATTTAAAAGAAAGCCCCAATATTCCTACCCCACCAAGCCAAGAAGAATTTGAAATGTTTATTAAATATCTTCCTGCTCATGTACGGATAATAATGTGCCTATTACGCCATACTGGATTTCGGCAATCTGAACTTCATTCATTGGTTTGGCGAAATATAAACTGGCGTGAAAATGTTATCGAAATAGAGGCAGCAAATGCAAAGTCCGGTGAACCTCGCTTTGTGCCAATGTCAAACTATGTAAGAGAAACATTGCAATCATTGCGTAGCGGATCAGCGTGGGCAAAAATCAACAACAAAAAATTAACAATATACTGGCCGAGTGATGAAGATCCAGAATCAATAATTATACCACACATGGACATTCGTAAAGCGATTGATAGGGCTATAGTAGAAATAACAGCAGATACAAAAGACAGCAAAGATAATAAATGGAGAATAACAAGAATAACTAAACATATGATGCGTCACATGTGGGCTTCAGATTTAGGTAGGCGTGGTGCAGAGGATAGCGACCTAATGGATATAGGTGGATGGAAATCTATGCAGATGCTTAAACGCTATCGCAAAGGCAGCACTGAAAAGCACCAAAAAACTATAGCACTGTTAGACGACATATCAAACGATGCAACATTTAAAGCTAAAGTGGTTAAGCGTTAGCAGAGAGTGGGACACGCCTCATGTCCCACCCCCCTAGTAACATCGACAACCCCCCAGGGATCGATGCTACGCTTTTTTTGCATCTACGTATGCCTGGCCTAATATGTAGGCAGCAGCAACGAGTGCTACGGGATAACTGATCTCAGCTGCTCCAGTTCCAGCTGCAGCACCTACGATAGCTGTCACGCCTAATTTTCGACTGCCTAATTTGTCCTTAATGTCATTAAGAAATTTCATTGGAATCCCCTTCTACGGTTTGTGGTTCGTTTTCTTTTTTAATGTTTTTCAAAATGGTGATAGCTCCCTGCTGACGCTGTAGTAGATTCTGCAACTCATTCACTTTGGTTTGAGCCGTTTGCAACTCAGCTATAGCGGTAGTCTGATTTTCTTCCATTTCCGCTATTTTCTCATCTAAATTTTTTACTTCCATTTTTGCCCCTTTTTTTAAGTGGGAGGTTTTTGGGGATTGTCTTTTTTTTTGTTATGTCCGTTTGGTCCTTCATCAGTTTTATAAAAATCTTGTGGGTCTAATTTTGGTAATGGTCGTTCGATCCGCATCGATGCCAGTGCTCCGTTTTCTACGGCTAATTTTGTGCCTCCGGTAATCTTTCCATCCCGAAAGCTGTAGAGATAAAAAACTGTTTTGCCTAAACCCACTCTTACAATGCGCCCTGGCCTACCATCGACTACTACGATGTCATCCTCATTGTAGTCGTTGCCCATAAAGACCTGTAGACCTTCTACTGCATTCTCTATTGAGCTTTTGAACAACAACAACACAAACGCTACAATGGCGATCCATGCCCACTCGGCTATGAGCGTTGTGAGTCCACTCTCTGCGCCAAACTGGTGGACCGCGTTAGCTGCATCTGCTTCCATTATTTTTGCGTAGTCTTATACAGCCAGGCGAAAAATAATGTAGCTATGTTGACCATTAGGCAGTTCACTGCGTAGTGATTCCAAAACTTGGTCCAGCCAAACGGAAAGCCTACCTCGTCCATCACCAGATACGTCATCGTTACACAAATGCTTGCAGCACCGGACCAATAGCCACACGCTTTAGCCTCCTCCGTGGCCTGTTGTTGTTTGGTCAAATGCAAAACTTTTTTTTCAAGTTTCGATGCTTTGCCTTTTAGCTCATCACGATCTGATCGATACCCCTTTGCAGCCCACTGGTTAGCATTACGCTCTCTGGTTAAGCTCTCGACACGCCTTACCGCTTTGAGATAATTATTTTGCAGTTCAGTTTGCGACCTTATTTTATTTAAAGGTGGAAACGAGTGCATATTAGCTACCTAGTGTGGGCTTTGTGTCAGGGAAACTTTCCGTAGAAGGCCACGACCGTAGACGATCCCGATAGTTGAGATACGCATCTCTTTGCGGATGATCGGTCAAAGGCACAATAAAATCAGTGTCTAACAACTGCCTATCTCGCCAGACACGGGCAGAAGATTCTTTTTGGTGATCGGTTGGATCAGGAGGAAGCACCTCTGCATACGTATCACCTTCGCCTGTATTTGCTCTAACAAAATCAAGATCAGCAATAATCGTATTAGTCGAACCATCTGCGTAATTTATTTTATACACACTCATTTTTTTCCTTTCACTTAACCCATTGAAATCGGATAGACCATAACGCAACCTTTACCACCGCGCCCACTATACCCGTATCCAGTAGCCGTAAAGCATCCACCTCCACCCCCTCCCAGGGTAGCCGAAGAGGCATAGACATTAGACGCTCCAGATGCAACGTGGTAAAAACCGTTCCCTCCTTGAAATGGCCCAACAGGTGACATACCATAGTCTGTTGATGAAATTGCCCAATCTTTACCTGCAGGGTTGCTTGGTTGTTGTCCAGATCCAATGGGCATCAAGCCTTGTTCATAGTTTGTTGAGGATAGGTAGGCTCGGGCATCGTTATAAGTTGAAGCAGAAATTTCTGGAAATGGCGAACCCACAATCGGATAACCCATTGCTTCGTGCATACCGTTATCCAGGTTGGCATTGTCCATATTGGCTGTGCTTTGTATTTGTCCACCGTACAGTGAACCCCCATCCGCAATGAAAAACGAAGATGCCTTGGCAACATGAGTACCTTTATTTCCATCGGACCAAAGTCCCACCGATCCACCCCCGGTAGTTTGCTTGCTCGCTGTCGTAGACATTCCATCTCCACCATCGTAATTGGCGATGTTGCCCCCGGTAGAAGTACCACCCGATGGTCCAGTTACCCCTGCTGCACCCGAGCTAACTGTACCAGCATCTCCACCGTTCGCGGTCATAGTTGTAATTCCTGACCCAGAAAAAACGCTATTACCTCCATCGTTACCTACAGTCGCATTGTTGCCATAGACAAATGCTCCTCCATCACCAATCGTCACCGTATACGCTGTCGAAGCTTTTAAATGAAGCCTCGAAATACAGGTACCTCCAGATGAACCTCCCGTGCAAGACTGATTCACATCCGATGAGATAGCTGCACCACTTGCACCTCCACCTATTACCCACACGTAGCATTCGAAATCTATCTCTGGAGTCCATGTTGTAGATTTTGCAAAAAATATATTCGGCAAACCTTCCGTTCCACCGCGTTGTCCTAAAATTGCCATTTTTTAACCTTTCCTATAGCGAAGCCCAGCCAATAGTGCCATCAACGTAAACTAATTGCACTGCTCCACCTTCTAATAGTGTTCCATCAGCAGCTGCTGAATCAATGTTTGATGAGTTTCTTCCTACGGTTACTGTAGCAGCTCCCACGTTTTTAATAATTACTGTATCCATCGCAGTTGGGCTACTTGGTAGGGTAATCGTAAAGGGTGTTGAGGCATGTTTGCATATCAACTGGTCGTGAGACGATGCTGTATAATTCGCATCTTTCAACGCCCAGTCAGTATAGGCTCCCGATCCACCAGATGCTGCTTCCCAACCAGGGGTAGTGCCATCTAATGTGAGCACATGGTTATCGCTACCTACTGCAATACGAGCCAGATGACCGCTACCATCCCGATAATACATATCTCCTGTAGCGTCACTGCCAAGATCGATCCCACCAGTGAGTGCTATGTCACCAGGGATCGAAACAGTAGAAGCTGCACCAGCACCTATTGTGACATCCACTTCGCCATCCGTAGTTGATCCAGTGAGCTGTAGACCTACTGTGTTATTACCATCATTTTCAGCAACGTAAAATTTTAGTGCGCCACACTCATCACCATTACTGGCATCCGCAACGACTCCTTCAATTTTTGCAAATCGAATGTTGTCCTGGTTATCATCATCGCCATAAAATTCGATGGTTCCACAAACGTCATTATCTGCACCAGCTGCACCCTTGTCGTTGATAAATTTTATCAGTGCGCTGGTCGCGCCATTGTTTGTGTTTTTTAAAGTAAAAACAGGGAGTGATGCAGAGTCAGACGCAATCTGGAATATCTCCGTGCTGGCATCATATGTGACATCAGCCTCACCAGTAAGCGCGTTAGCTCCGGTGACAGTGACCAATGTATTTGCCGTAGATCCACTTAGTGAGGCTCCACCTATAGCACTGCCATTTACCGTGTATGACATACCTGATGCGAGGTCGATACCATCGTCATCAATCGTTGCAATTTCGACATCATCGATATGAAATGACATCTTACCATGATTAGCAGTGCCACTAGCGGTTTTCGTTAAAAATCTAAGTTCTTCAAGTGTCTTATTTGACCCATTTAAAGCCTGTACAAAAAGGGCTTCCGTAGCACTCGTCCCTATCGCTAAACTGGTATCTGCATTATTGTTGTCATCATATATCGTGACATCACCAGCCGTTACAACCAGTGTAGCGGTGCCAGCAGAAAGCGTGAGATTATTATTACCTGACGTGTCGATAGAGGTCGCAGCGTCGAATGACAATGTGGTTGCATCAGACTCTATCGTACCTGCATCTAATGACAGCGTAGCTGATCCAGAGTCTATCGTAATAGCATTGTTCCCACTGCTATCTATGCTAATGGTCGAGTCGAACGATAGTGTAGTAGCATCCGATTCAATGGTTCCAGCGTCCAATGAAAGTGTTGCTGATCCAGAGTCTATAGTGATTGCATTATTCCCACTGGAGTCTATTGTAGCAGCTGCATCGAACGATAATGTCCCTGCACCTACGCCAAGTGTCTGACCACTGTCACCGATACTATCCGTATAGACATTTGCCCACCTGACCGATGTTGTGCCAAGATCGTCCGTGCTGTCTGTGTCTGAGACTATAACGCCTCCAACCTTAAGGCCCGTAGTAGGTGCAGTATTGTTGTCTGTAGCTAGTCCACCACGTATACGCACATCGTCCGTGCCATCCTGTATATCGATAACGGTAGCATCGGTCCCACTGCCATCCGAGTTAGATGTGGTGAGTTCCAGTGCAGTATTAGAGTTATTGTATCGGAGCAGATAATCGGGTGCGGTCCCGAATTTGAGGTAGATGTCATCGTTGAAGTTCAGCGATGAACTTGTGCTCATGGTATGCACTCCGGTCCATGTCCATGCAGCACTGGTGGATACATTGTCGCTGTTTAAATTCGCACTGTTAGTATTCGTAATAATGTTATTAAACTCATTATTTAGATCTGAGGCCGTTAAAGTCTCATTAGCGACAAAAGTTTTTACTCTGGTATATGTGCTCATTTTATCTCGCCTTAGATAGCGTTTTTAAGAATGATCCTTCGGGGCTTTGCTCGTCTGCTTGCACATCAGCTACATCTAAATCGTATTGAGTTGCCACACGCTCTAACGCACGATTCATGGGTGTATTTGGAGGTAACTTCTGTATAAAACTTTTAACTTCATCCGGTAAACTTTTATACCAAAACGCCATCGTGTCGTACGATTGACTTATCTTGTTTCGGATGCCAGGGGGTTTACCTTTGGAGGCGCGGAGAACAATTTCAGATGCTGCTCTTGGGTTATATATCAGCTGTAGTGGAAACGTAGCCACATAAGTAAGTGCGCCCGTTAAGACATCCCCTGTTATACCTGCTGCACTGATTGCTGCCAATCCTCTGAGGTATTTGGATATTTCAGCACGTTGCGCCAGCCCCTTTGACACAAACGGATTAAACAATCCACCTAATGTCATAGCTCTTATGTTGGGATTACCTGATAACTCTTCCAGCTCTTTCAACAGCTCTGGGCGTATATGCTGACGAGGATTTTGATTATAAGCGTTGTATAGTTCAGCTACGATCTGTTCCCGTTTAACTTTGTCAAAAGTTGTCCCTGTAATAGAAAACGTATTTTGCAGATTGCGTTTTAGTTCAGCGATACGCTCGTATTCTGCCATTGCATCGATATACGGTTGACCATAAGTCTCTTTAATATCGTCCTGTATTGATTTGCGGAGCGTGGTTCGAAGATTAAATGCAGCTGCGCTTGGTGAACGATCTCCGCGAAAATCTACAGGTCCATCCATCTGCTGAATTTTTTTGTCTAACTGTTTACGCCAATCGTTTATTTCTTTTCCTGTTTTACCGGGCTGCCAATTTAAAACTTCTTCTAAATCTTTTATGATATCGCTACGAAACTCGGGTAATACACCACTGGCATCGTCAATATTTACTTTTATCGCAACATCTTCCACTTCGCCTATTTTTGATCCCATTCTTGATTCGACAATTCGCTTTTTTCGCTCTGTAGTTATGCGTATGCCATCGCCAAATTGTTCCTGTAAATCTGCTACTATTCTGGATTTTAATCCTTCTAACAGGCCATAGTTTTGACTCATTAGTGGATCTAATTCATCCATAGCTCTTTTGTAGGCTATTTCACCCTGTTTATTTACGCTTTTTGTTGACTCTTTAATTTCATCAAACGCTTTGGTGTATAATCCGGTCCGCTCCTGATTGCGCCAATTACGCACTAGATCGCCTTTTCCTTCATTGGCTATTTCACGCAACGCAGCTACAGCTACAGGACCAACCGATGTAGAATACCCTAATGTTTCGTCTACGTACTCGGATGCCAACCCTTTATCGGGTCTACGTATACTACCTGCCCATTCTTTAACTTTACGAACTGGATATTTAGCTCCTCTGTATAGGGCTACCGTGGGGTCCAGATACTCAGCCTTGTCAGCCACTTTACTTAATCCGGTTGCTGCTTTACCCAATTTGGCTCCGCGTGCAGCTAACGCTGTACCTCGCAACGGAAGGGATGCGACTCCAGCTAAATTAGCTAATGCGCCAGCTGGATCTCTTGATATTCCTGCAGGTGTTAGTGATTGAGATATTTCCCCACCAATCAAACTGGCCATCTCTTCGGACTGCGGTGACGCGAGATCGATGTCTGCACCCATCTTACGTCCCAACACATCTATTCCTCCAGCACCGATACGAGCTACGTTTGCCAAAAACGATTGATTTGGATCTGCTACTTGTTTAGCTACATCGATTAAACCTTCTCCCGTTTCTTTTAATAAATTTAATCCGCTTGGGAGAATGTTTTCTTTCAGCTGATCGAAATCTACATCCTGCGTTTGCCACGCCTCAGTAAACCCTTTAATACGTACAGCCTCTGGATTCTTTTTAGCATATTCCAGACCTAACTGTTTTGTATTTATTTTTCGGTATTGTTCGGGATACGCTTTTTTAAGCTCTTCACCAAGCTCTTCGTGTGAATTAAATACTTTCATCGTGGACCTTGTATGGTTTCATCATACGGTAACCCTGAAACGCTTTTAACAGTGACCTGCCCGTTTGCTTGTTGACCTGTAGTGTTTGTTGTAGTGGTTTCTATTGGCTCAGTTCCAAAAATCTTTCGAAGTTTTTCAACATCAAGTTTTGGCACTCCATCCTTTCCAACAATTACTGCACCACTGTTCGTTAAGAAATGTTCTCCGTAACCAGCAGCTACTGGATCAAAGCCTATTTCTGACATTTTTTCTGATAAAGAGACCATCTGCTCAAGTACTGCAAAACGACCTTCGTTCACGGCTTTGCTTAAACCATACTGAGGCATTAATTGTTTTACTAGGTCTGCGTCTTTATCCGATGGTCTACCCTGGTTAAACGCGCTGGCCAAACGCAATGTATTGGCATTTCTAACATTCTGAAACACTACTTCCGCTGGAAAATATTGACTTACAAGAATCGAACCAAAATCACCTTCGTCGCCATACAACAGTTTACCCAACGATTCTAATCGTTTGTATCCAGCAGCCCCAAGCCAACTGTTGGGATCTTCCATAGCGTCATACAGATCACGCATAGTCTGAACCATCGACTTCATTTCTAAAGGTTCGGGTGGAGTTTCTCTTGTTGATAACCCAAGAGCTAAACCGGACAATGCCAAAGACTTATGTGAATCAGGCAGTTGGGCAAATAATTGAGCTATAGCAGGACTTGCAGCTATTTGCTCTTTATAATTCTTGTAATTAACGCGCCCTGATTTGGCTCCGTTTTCTAAAAACTCTGATATTTGCGTAACAGCATCTTTATGTGATCGAAGTTCAGCTACCGTGTTTTTAGCTGCTAATACATTTTTTTTATTTTCTGTGTCTGCAGCCAGTTTTTCCCTATCCAGCTCCAGCTGTTGCTGACGATATGCTTCATCGGCAGCTTCTTTTCTTCGTCTTTCTTCACCTTCACCTAATGAAGAAAGTGACTTAAATAACGCTGTTCCCATTCCCGTAGTTGGCGTTTCCGTAACAGCACCTGCTCGACCTCCTCTGGCTAATGCGTTAATCAGATTAGCTCTTGCCTGATTTTGACGAGTAGCTGCATTAGCATCTTTAATCGCTTTGTTTTCAAGATAAGATGCTCCACCTGCACCTAATGCCTGTAGCAGAGTTGGCAGCATCTTTCCTCCATACAAACCATCATCACGTTTAGTTGTAGGAGGCACTTCGGTAGTCATCGAAGATGGGGTAGTTGTTGTTGGTTTGGGTGCAACAGTAGGTGACGTTTTTTGCTCTTCCTCTGTTATTATTTGATCGATCTCATCGCCCTCAGTGCTTGCAGTAACGACTATTGGTGGTCCCTCTGGAAACATTATGCCATCCACCGAAATGGTAGAAGAATTTTCTGTTTCATCAACCTCTTCTTCAACAGCAACATTTGCATCTTGTATTTTTTTAGTTTCTCTGGCCCACTTACTGAAACGATCATCTTTTGATTCTTGAGTGCCAATGTCAAAGGCTTCATCAGGCTGCAAAGTTGGAGGTGCTTGTACGCGAGAAAAAAGAGTATTTAACGGTGTATTCTGATTTTTAGGATCTTCTGCTTCAAATCTCGTACCTTCACGTTGATTTAAATCACGCCGTTTGTTTTCCAGGTATTTTTCGTATTCCTCTTTAACATCTGTGAAAAGTGCTCTTGGTGGATTTGTATACTTAAACCTCTCTCTAAACCAATCAGGGACATCCTTGTTAACATTACCCAAATTCTGTAAAAGATCACTCTGTTTATAAATTCTGGTGACAGGCGATCCTGGTTCAGTGCCAACATACAGCTCGCCATCCTCCATTGTGGGTCCGTACTTCGTATCAGCCCAAGAAATTTTTCCTGAAGGAAGTTCTCGTTTTTCATTTACTACTGAAGGTTGTCCCTGCTGTTCATTAACAGGTGGAGGTAAATTAGGATCGGTTACCTCTGGAAAGAATGTTTTCATTCCCTCCGGTGTTGCGCCCTCTTGGCGTGCTACAGCCTGTTTGTAAACATCGGGATCGATATCTGTTAATGGAGTGTCTACAGTTACCGTTTGATTGCCTAACTGAGATGCGATTACTGGTACATTTATTAACGCATCTTCATATCCAGCTGAATCTGCTGTTGCACCAACATGAGTTCCCAGGTGCTCACCTACAGTGATACCCTTTCCCAGCTCGACGCGGTGTTCCTGATCCATTGCTTTACGACCAGAGTCCGCGTCTTTAAAAATGATAAATCCTTGTGGATCTAAGCCAACAACGCCCTCATATGTATTCTTTGCCCATTGCAGATTGGGTGCTTTTAAAGCCCACGGATTTAAAATGCGTTCAGTGCGTGATGCCATGATTTATCTCATTCCACCTAATTGGCCTAATGGTCGTTGCCGTGCTCTGTTCGCCATCTCATATGATTGGCGCATAGCATCGCGTGCTGCGTCACTCATTCCTCCACCCATAGCTCCACCTACTGCTCCACCCAAACGATTTAATACATCCTGCGATGGACCAGCAGCCTCACCTGCACCTCCGGTAAGAAACTCTAGTAAACGATCTTGAACGCCCTGGTTACCCATCATGCCCATTGCAGCTGCGCCCATTGGACCCATACTACCCTGCACCTGTTGAGAAGTCGCACCCTTATTTCCCAGAGCCTGTTGTATGTTCGAAAACGCATCAGCGCGTGCCTGTTGTCGTTGTGCTTTTTTAGCTGCACGGTTGCCCAAAAATCCTTCAATCATGCCCTTGCCTCCCTGCAACAATAATGATCCTAATAGTGGGTCCATTGCCATTTCATTTTCCTCATTGCTTTCCTGGTAGGTTTAAAGATTCTCTAATTCGCGCAATAAAATCTGATGCTGTTGCATTTGGATCGCGGTTTAACATGTCGAGTAATACGCTCGCAAGCAGGTTCTGTTCTTCGCTTGCACCCGTGAGATCCAGATTTGGGTCCATCGCTGCAATGACCGTAGCAAGTATGTCCAGATCGTATTCGCG